GGCTTTGTAAAATTTTTAGCAGATAATACTATAAATGATATTATTACAATATACGAATACGAAAATACAGATGGATCATATATTCCTGAAACTCCAACTAAGTTAGGATTATATCCTGCGTACATTCCTGTTAAGTTTGTAGACAACACATATGGTGTTGATCAAAACGTAATTAGAGGACACGACGGAAGTATATTTGTAGCTTATGACGACTTTAGAGATGATTTATTACTTGAATTAGAAACAAGAATTTATAATAACTTAAAAGTAAAATACGATCCAACATTATTTGATATACATGACTTTGTTGGAGGATCATTTAGAGATACTTCTATTCCTAAATGGGCTCTTGATAAAGGAATGATTGCAGAATTTATTGATTGGTTGTCAGTTATAGGTAATGTAGATTACACAGATTATTCTTTTTATGAACCAACTAATACTTTTACATACAACTATAGTGCAACAAATAATGGTGCCGGAACAAAGAACTTAGGATACTGGAGAGCAGTTTACAAACAAGCGTTTGACACAGACCGCCCGCATACACATCCTTGGGAAATGTTAGGATATAGTGTAAAACCAACTTGGTGGGAAACACAATACGGTGCGGCTCCTTATACTAGCGAAAACATATTGTTATGGCAAGACCTTGAAGATGGAATTGCAAGAGAGCCAGGAGCTCCAGCAAAGTATTTGAAAAAATATAAAAGACCTAATCTTACAAAATGGATACCAGTTGATGATGCAGGACAACTACTAAGCCCGGTTGATTCTAACTATGCCCAAGAATTTGTATTAGGTAATACTAAGAACCCATTTAAATTTGGTGACGAAGGTCCAACAGAGTCAGCTTGGAGGAAAAGTAGCGAATATCCTTTTGCATTATTAATTTCCTTAATCTTAAATCAGCCTAGTAAAGTATTAGGGCTTGGATGGGATAGAAGTAGAATCATTAGAGATAGTTCTGGTACTATTGTTTATAGTACAACAGGAAAACGTTTAAGATTAGAAGATTTAGTATTTCCTAATACTACTAATGACGAAACCCGAGTAAACACATGTGGACTAGTAAACTTAATTGCAAACTATTTGAATAGTAAAGACGTCAATGTATATTCCACTTATCAAACAAATGTAAAAGCTATTGACAATAAATTAGGAATTAAAATTGGCGGCTTCACTGAGAAAAGTAAATTTAAATTAATACTTGATTCAAGAACACCGTACAATGAAGGTAATGTTTTTGTACCAGAAGAAAATTATCAAATTTTCTTAAACACAAGTTCTGTTACTGAGCTTGTATCGTATAGTGGTGTAATTATTGAAAAGAAACCTGAAGGGTTTGTTCTTAGAGGATACGATAAAGTTAATCCTTACTTTAAATGGTTTACGCCAACTCCAAAAGCAGACGATCCTGTTGTTACAGTAGGTGGAATAAGTGAAGACTTTGTAATATGGTCTGAAAACCAACGATATACTGACGGAGCAATAATTCAGTTTAATAATGAATTTTATGTTGCCAAAGGTGATCATATAACAGATACAACATTTGAGCAATCAAATTATCAAAAGCTAGTAACTCTTCCAGTTAAGGGCGGCCGTAGTGCATTCTTTAGACGTAACTTTAATACTGAATTAATTAGAGAACCAGCTGAACTTGCATACGGTACTATGTATAGAACAATCCAAGAAGTAGTTGACTTTTTATTAGGATATGGCAAGTATTTAGAAAGCCGCGGGTTTAGTTTTAATAAGTTTAACGAATCAATTGGAGATGTAGAAAACTGGAGAGTAAGTGCTAAAGAATTTTTATTCTGGACAACGCAAGGTTGGGCCAATGATAGTGTTATTACTTTAAGTCCTGGCGCAAATGAATTAAAGTTTTCTAGAGAATATAATGTAGTAGAGAATATTTTTGATACATTTTATGATTATAGCTTATTAAAAGCTGATGGTAAAAAATTAATTCCTGAATATGCAAGAGTTGCTAGAGATAAAGATAACGAGTTTACTTTACAAACTAGAAATACTGCTGATGGAATCTATAATGTTAGTATTCCGCTAGTACAAAAAGAGCATGTAGTGATACTTGATAATACAACAGTATTTAAAGATGTAATTTATGATCAAGCACCTGGCTATCGACAAGCAAGATTAAAAGTTATGGGATATCGAACTGATGCCTGGACAGGCGGATTTAATATTCCAGGATTTATTTATGATAGTGCTAAGACTACAGTTTGGGAACCATGGACAGATTATGCTGTTGCTGATACTGTCAAGTATAAAGAATTCTATTATGTTGCAAAGGTAAAAATCCCAGGAACTAATGTGTTTAATAATACTGAATGGGAAAAATTAGAAGTACGTCCTGAAGCAGGATTAAAAGCAAACTTGGATTATAAAGCAAAACAGTTTGGTGATTTTTATGATCTTGATACAGATAATTTTGATAGTGAACAACAGAAATTAGCACAACACTTAATTGGATATCAAAAGCGTAAGTATTTAGAAAATATTATTAATGACGATGTTAGTCAATATAAGTTTTATCAAGGCTTTATTCAAGATAAAGGTACAAAAAATAGCTTAACTAAATTGTTTGATGCATTGTCTAATACAGATGCAGATAGCTTAGACTTTTATGAAGAATGGGCATTTAGATTAGGCCAGTATGGGTCGTCAACAGCGTTTGACGAAGTTGAATTTACTTTAGATGAATCACAATTTAGATTAAGTCCTCAACCAGTTGAATTAGTAGATACAATTTCAGGTAACGAAACTGATCTAATTTATAGAATTCGACCATTTGAAACTTATTTAAAACCATTAGGCTATAATCATAAACCGTTTCCAACTAACGACATTCAACAAAACTTATTACCAACAGCAGGTTATGTTAACCCTGAAGATGTAACATTGTCTATAGCAACCTATGACGATTTATTAACACAGTCAATAACTGCACTTAATGTTGGAGATTATGTTTGGATTGGAAAAAGAGGAATTGAATGGGACGTTTTAAAATATATTAGAACTAATGACAGAGTTTTAGCTGTCCAAACATCATCAGTAACTGGAGTAGAAGAATTAGTCTTAACACTTAGTAGGCAGTCAAAATACACAGTTGACGAAATTGTCGGTGTAGTTGATGTTGCTGGAGCAGAAAAATTCTATAGAGTCAAACGTAACGAACTTGATACTTTAATTTGTTATCCAAACGGCGAAACTGAAGATGCTGAACTTGTTAATGGTTTTGTTACTAAGTTTAATTCTAATAGAACAGCTGGGTTTGATACTGCAAATTTATTACTATCAGACTATAACAATGATTTAAAAGTTGGCGAAACTATTTGGATTGATAAAGATATTGACAATAACTGGCTAGTATTAAAAAATGATCCAGTGCATGTACAACAACAAACAATATCAAATGTTAAAACTAGTGATTCAAGTGTAGAGTTTGGAAAAGTAATTGCCGCTGACAGTAGAAATACAACACTTGCAATAGCAACACCAGGAAATAATGAAGTATACTTATTTGGCAGAACTACAGATACAGTTGACTTCAATCATTTACAAACTATTGAAGCTCCTGGATCGCTTTATTATGCCGGCAACGGTAACTTTGGTAAGTCAGTCGCTATATCCGAAGATGGTGAATTTTTAATAATTGGAGCACCTCAAGCAAGTAATGTTAAAACATTATACAAAGGTCCGTTTTCAAATAGTGAAAATTATACAGCAGGCGACATTGTGTCCTACCAACAAGGAATATGGAAGGCAAACTACGATATTTCTGCGGCATCAGGCGCATTTAGTTTTAACAGTTATTATGCATCACATGATGTTGCAGTACCAACTTTTAAAGACGGAGCATATCCAGAGACTGTATATGCAATCCGCGGCCGCTATAGCTTTGACGGTGCAACAGATCATATTTTAGTTAGAGCACCACTTAATCAATATACAGGATCATTGGCAGGCGATAAAATTAGTTTACAATGGAATCAATATTCTCAAAATTATCCAACTGGCATTTTACCATTTGGCGTTAACGGACCAGGTGTTGCAAGTTTTGAAGGACTCAAACCTATTGCATCTAAAATTGACGCAATTCTGTTTGTTGAAAATATATTAAGAATACCAGCAGTAGGAGACATTGTGTCAACTGATACTGCTATTGGTACAGTACAAGATATTATTATAAGCAATGTTAGTTCAGCAATGCTTTATATGACTGATGTTAATGGTGAGTTTGAGTCATCAGGAACCTTAATAACAAATAGTGTTAGTATGGGAACATATGAAGCTGTTGAATTTACTAATCCTAGTTCGGCATTTGGCGGCTGGTGGAGAATTGACGGCATTTCTAGTTTTACAACTACAGAAAAAGAAATTACAATTCCAAATATCGTTATTGGTGATATTGTACTAGCATCAGAAAGTCGTTCAGCAGAGATTACAGCAAATACAATGGATGATGTTTATGCATTTAACCAAGATTTAGGAAATCCAACTAGAGGCGGAAAAATAGGAATACTAAGCCATTACGATAAACTTGGACTTCCTGTTACAGAGCCGTATTGGTTTATTAGATCTCCTAAAACTATTACAGATGGACTTAATGTAGCTGACACATTCCAAATGTCCATAAATCAAATTAAAGATAGTTTGAACACAATTTATGATCCGTCAGTATTAGGACTATCGGTTAATTATTTAAATCAACCACACGTTGTTTATGATTTATGGGACGGATACATTGATATTACGTTTACTAATTTTACACCTCCTCCGGTGCAAGTACCATACGTGCCTGTTGAAGGAGATATAGTAACAGAACCGTTTACTGGTGCTTATGCAGAAGTAGTGTATGTACAAGAATCATTACTTGGTGCAAGAGTATTTGTTAAAAATTTAACAGGCACATTTAGTTACGGCAATCTACATGGTGCTACGGGTGATTTATATATTAGTAACTGGCAAGGACAAGGGTTCAACAGATTAACAGGAAGAATGGAATCAACTGATTTAACAACCAGTTATTCAGGAAAGTATATTATTGTTAGAAATAACGACAGTACATTACTACAAGTACAAAGTCCGTCATTTAAAAATGAAATTGAGTTCCAGTTTTATAAACAACAAACAATACTTCGCGCATCTCGTCCTGCAAATATTCCATCTCCGCTTAACAAAGAATATACACAAATACTTAATATACCAATTGATCCAGCAGACGGAATTGCAAGTTCATACAGCAATGAAGGAGCATACTTTGTTTATAATAAAACAGGTAGCGGAGAGTATAGCTTACAACGTGGATATACAAATTTACTAAGAGGCGATAATAAAAACTTAGGTACACAACTTGAAGTAACTAAACACAATAATTTATATACATTATTTGTAAGTGCTCCAGGTGACGGAACAGGTTCAAATCCAGGAAGAATACATTTTATTAAAAACGGATCTGACGAACTTGGTGAATATGAATGGCAAGTTACACGTGATCCTTTATATAAAGGAGTATTTAGTGATGCTTCTCCATATTACACTAATGACATTGTACTTTATAATAATCAGTTTTATCAAAGCATAACTAATCAAGTTGCATCAGCATTTTCAGCAAGTTGGAAATTACTTCCATTGCACACAGATTTCTTAGGACATGTTCCAAACACTAGCGGCTATCAACCAGATGGTGACAGTACGTTTGATAATGACGGTGGCACATTGTATAACTTTGCACATCCGTTTACAGTAAGTAAAAATGGTAGAGTATTAGCAACTGTTGCAGACTTTGAAAATGCAAGTCCTAAAATTGCAATTTATAGATTTGAAAACGGACATTTCGAATACACTCAAGTTATTAACACTCCGGTAACATCTACAAAATATGCTTCAGCAATTTCGCTATCCGACGACGGCGAGTTACTAGCAGTTGGTGCACCACTTGATGATAGTGTATCAAATGATAACGGAAAGGTTTATCTATATAAAAATAATGAAGGAATCTTTGAAGAATTCCAGTCGTTATTCAGCCCTGATAGTTCAGTAGCAGAACGCTTTGGCCAAACAGTTGACTTTTCAGGTAATGAACTAATGGTATCATCACAAGGTGGTAATTTAGTTGACAATACTTCGTTTGATAGATATGAAGTTCCAATGGAACCGCAACCACAAACATACTTAGATGATAGTACACTAGTTACAGCACAATATGTTAATAATAAAGAATCGGATCTAGCATCTGAAACTACATTTGATAACAACTTAACACAGTTTAGTAAAGAAAACTTAGATTCAGGAGAAGTATTTGTTTATCAATATATTGGCGGATACTTATTATATGCAGAAAAATTAACATTTAACAACAGTAATGTTGAACGCTTTGGAGAATTTATCCATGCGTCATCTAACCACATTTATGTGTCAATGCCAGAACTAAGTTCATCAAACACAGGTAATAACTTTATTGGTACAGTGGTTGATTACAAACGTCAACGTAATGAACTTCCATGGTCGGGATATAGAAATCCAACTAAACAAGTTAATTTAAGTAAATTTAAAGGTGTGTTTATTTACAACAAAGACGGTAGTGGCACTTCAACTCAACTAGATTATATTGATGCAATCCAAGGAAAAATTGCTGGACCAGCTGAAGAAGAACTAGCATTTACAACACCGTTTGATCCTGCAACTTATACTACAAGTGATCAAACAACTGTAAACGTAGATACAGAAAACTATTGGGCCGATGAACACGTAGGAAAACTATGGTGGGATATTAGTACAGTACAATGGATAGAGCCATATCAAAGTAATATCATTTATAACACAGCTAACTTTAATAAATTAATGGTAGGTGCTAGTGTAGATGTTTACGAATGGGTTGAATCTACTTTAACTCCAACACAATGGTTGGCACTTGCAGATACTGAAGAAGGCCTATCAAGAGGTATAAGTGGAACTCCTAAATACGGAACAAACACTTTTGTAACTAAAAGATTGTTTAATAATGCAAGTTCTAAGTTTTATAATAGATACTACTATTGGGTTAAGAATACTAAAATTATTCCAAACTTAGAAAACAGAAAATCAAGTGCATACGATGTAGCACAGTTGATTGAAGATCCAGCGGCACAGGGTTATAAGTTTGTTGCAATTTATGGTAATAACAGATTTGGATTGTATAACTGTACTGGGTTAGTTGAAGAAGATAAAAAAGCAATTAACTTTAGATACTGGACAATTAAAAACCAAGATATTAATTCACACAATCAATATCAAATTATAAGTGACGGATTACCAACTAGTAAACCTAAAAAAGACTTAGAACAGAAATGGGTTGATAGTTTAGTTGGTGTTGATGTTTATAATAGACCAGTTCCGGATCCAGCATTAGCGTTTAAACAAAAATATGGAATTTTAAATAGACCTAGACAGTCTATGTTTAAAAATAATATTGAAGCTCTAAAACAAGTAATTGAACGCACTAACAGAGTATTAGCTGAACAATTAATTGTTGACGAATATAACTTTGACCAACTACTTTCAAAAGACCCAGCTCCGGATCTTATTAGTTCTAAGTACGATGTAGAAATTGACACTTATTCAGAAATTAGTTTTGTTAATATTTCAAAAGTTAAACCAGCAACATTAACTCCAATCTTTGAAGAAGGAAAATTAATTAGAGTTGATATTACAAATCCAGGATCAGGATATATTACTGTTCCTACTTACGAGTTTGAACAAGTTGGCGATGGCGTAGATGCACAAGTTATTTTAACACTTAATAATAGTGGGGGAATTGCTAGTGTAACAGTTAGAAATCCTGGCAAAAACTATTCTACTAATACAAACTTAGCAGTAAGATTGTTTAGTGTACTTGTTAAGAGTGACGAGAATGTAGGCAATAAATGGTCAATCTTTGAGTATAATACTGCCAGCGAACAATATCAAAGAACTTCTACTCAATCATACGATGTAAGTGCTTGGTGGGATTACATTGACTGGTATGCATCAGGATACAGTAAGTTTACAGAAGTTGATTACATAATTGAACAAAGTTACTTACTAACTTCATTAGATGACACACTTGGTGATATTGTAAAAATTAAAAACATTGGTGCAGGCGGATGGTTACTACTAGAAAAAATTAGTAATGAAGAAGCAAGTGACTATACAAGTAACTATAGAACAATTGGTAGAGAAAACGGAACTATTAAGTTTAAAGAGTCGTTATATAACTTTGCAATTAGTTATGTTGGATTTGATGGATTAAGTTACGATACTAGTTTTTATGATAACCAACCAACTAGAGAATTACGTATTATCTTAAAAGCACTTAGAGACGATATTTTTGTTGATGCTTTAGAAGTAGAATACAATCAGTTATTCCTTGCAAGTATTAGATATGCATTTGCAGAACAGCCATTTGTTGACTGGGCATTTAAAACTAGCTTCATTAAAGCAAAACACAATGCTGGTGAATTACAACAAAAAGTTACATTCCAAAATGATAGCTTACCAAGTTATGAAGATTTTGTTAAAGAAACTAAACCTTTTAAAACAAAAATTAGAGAATATTTAAGTAACTACACTAAAACAGATTCAACCTCAAGTAGTATTAGTGACTTTGACTTTGCTCCACAGTATAATGAAGATACACAGAAAATTGAACCAGCTTCTGTTAAAGTTAAAGATAATTTAATTTACGGACAAGATGTATTATTAGATTCTTATCCAAACAAACATTGGGTAGACAATGTTGGCTTTGAAGTTACTAGTTGTAGTATTAGTGATAAAGGATTAGGTTACACAGAAATTCCTATTATTAAATTTGTTGGCGGCGGTGGCACTGGTGCTAAAGCACTTGCTAAACTAGGATCAGGCGGAAGTATTGTAAACATTGAAGTTACAAATCCTGGAAGCGGGTATTTGTCAGCACCTGATATAGAAATTGAAGGTAGTTTATCAACTGTTAACGAAAGCAGAATTGCTAAAGCATCAGCACAACTAGGTAATAGTAAAATTAGAGCTATGCACTTGCGTAGCAAGTTTGACCGTGTATCAGGAACATTCTTAATTACAACACTAGCAGAAACACAAACATTTACTGGTAATAATAGTTTAACAAGATTTGATGTTAAATGGCCAATGGACGTAAGACGTAACCAAGTTACTATTACAGTTGACGGCATTGAAGAATTACAAGGAAACTATTCTGTTACTAATACTGAATACACTGATAAATCTTATACAAGATACAAAGGTCGTATTATCTTTGATAATCCTCCAGCTAATAATGCAGTTATTGTTGTTACATACAAAAAAGATGTATCAATGCTACAAGCACAAGACAGAATTAACTTGTTCTACAATCCAACAACAGGACAGCTAGGTAACGATATTTCACAGTTAATGGACGGTATCGATTACGGTGGAGTGCAAGTTAAGAGTTTTGCATTTAATACTGGTACAGGTTATGGTAACGAACCATACTATACAACTACTTGGGATTCATACGATGCAACATACGAAGATGAGATCTTCCAATTAGATGGAAGTACACAAGTATTAACACTATCAGCTCCATTAGCTAACGGTGTAACATATAATGTATATAAAAATGGTATTAGAATTGATGATCCAGAATATGACGGATCAACAGTTCCAGGCAATCCAAATGCTGTAATGCTTTCACTTGTAGGTGACGGTGTCACAGATACATTTGCTATTGACAACGATAAAATTACAACTAATACTAATGATGTAATTGTTATTAGAAAATCAACAAGTGATGGTAGTTTCTTACCAGACGCTGATGCATACGACACAATGATTCAAGGCGGCAATATGGCGTATGAAACAGCAAAAGGTATTAATGCAGAAGAAATTGTTGTAGACGGTGACGGATTTGTAACTCCTTTAACATCAAAAGGACCAGAAGAATTAGTACCAGGACAATTACTTGATAGTGTAAACATTAAAGTGTATGATAGAATTAATGATGGATCAAGTATTATTAATAACTACAATTATATTTACGAAGCAAGTAATACATTTAAACTTGATAGAGTACCAGCAAGTAATAAAGATATATTTGTTAAAGCTAATGGAACAATTTTAGATAGTTCTAAGTTTACAGTAAATTATCAAGAAAAAACATTACAACTAGATCCAAGTGTTGCAATAGTAGCAGGCAATCCTGTTAATATTATTACAATGTCAGCAAATGGTGAAAATATTTTAGATGCTGATACGTTTACAGGTGATGGATCAACATCAGTATTTGTTACTTCAGTTAAATTTAAACAAGGACTAAGTTTGTTTATTACACAAGATGGCGAACCAATTGACGCTGTACTTGCAGAAACAGATTCAACATATGAAACATCAGGACAAGTACTACTTAGATTACCAGTTGCACCATTACCAGGAAAACTTATTCAGTATGTTATTTACGATAGTTCAGCTAAGTCGTTCTCACAAATATCTGTAGAAGAATTTACAGGTACAGGTTCAAACCAAATATTTAATCTTACTACTGCTCCGTTTACACAACGTCCATTAGCAACTAGTGTAGTTGTTAAAGTGGGTAATAAGATACTTACACCAGGATACAATCAACAGTATGTAGTTTCAGCAGTTAGAGAATATAAATTACGTGATTGGCAAGTTGGACTTGCACAAATTCCAGCAGAAAAAATTAAAGTATTTTTAAACTCTGTAGAACTTGATCAGTCAACAGGATACATTTGGAATAGATTTAATTCAAGCGTTGAATTATTTCCTGGTATTGGAGAAAATGGAGACATTTTAGATGTTTACTTACTCGGTGACGGTGAATATGACTTTGGGCAATTTGATAATAACGGATTCTGGGTTGAAACACCAAATACACTTTATCTAACAACTGCACCAATGAGTGGAGAAAAAATAACAGTTTATCAGTTTAGTAATCACGATGTTGCAAAAATTGAAAGAATAAATTTAGATGTTGTTGCAAGATCAACAGTAACAATAGGTACTCCAGAATATTCAGAGTATAATCAGTTAGCAAACGGATTTATTAAATTAAGAACGCCGGCAATTGATACTCAGTATGTATGGTTAACTAAAAACGGTACACTATTAAGTCCAAATGTTGAATATGCACTATTAGAGATAACGTAACTGTTAAAGTGTCAATTGATATTGATGCAAACGACGAATTAGAAGTAATACACTTTAGTAATAGCACTATAATTCCTAAATTTGGATTTAGTCAGTTTAAAGATATGCTTAATAGAACGCACTTCAAACGTTTAGGTGACGAAGTACGTTACTTCTTAGCTGAAGATTTAAACTATTATGATACAAGTATCAAAGTTAGCAATGCTGATTTACTACCGTTCCCAAATAAAGAACGTAGTATTCCAGGTATTGTGTTTATTAACGGAGAACGTATTGAATATTACTTAAAAGAAGGCGGAGTACTTAGACAATTACGTAGAGGTACACTAGGAACTGGTATTGCAACAGTACATGCTAAAGGAACTGAACTAATAGATCAGAGTAACAAGCAAACTGTTCCATACCAAGATAGAACACTTCAGCAAACATTTACAGCAGATGGCTCAACTAGTAGCATTGTAGTAGACTTTATTCCAAAATCAGTACATGAATTTGAAATATTTGTTGCTGGTAAGCGCCTTCGTAAAAATGCAATAAATACATATGATCCAACTGTTGATTTAGACAGTCCAGAGGCAGATATTGTTATGCCTGCGGAGTTTAGTGTCGATGGAGTAACTTCAACTGTTGTATTAGCTGAAACACCACCTATTAATACCAAGATAGTGGTGGTTAGACGCATTGGTAGACCTTGGACTGACAGTGGAATTCCTTTACATAGGCAGGAAAATGACATTGCAAGGTTCTTAAGAACAACAGAGGCGGCGTTACCTAAATAAATACACTTGTAGGAAATAATAATGACAGACAAATTTAATGATAAACAAGGTGTTCTTTTGCAAGGGCACATCAAGATACACAATCCAGAGACTGGTGAAATCTTGGTGGACAAGCGTAATGCTATTCACTACGAGAACATGAGTATTTCATTAGCGGAAAGTTTATCTAATCAAGGACAGGGAATGGTGTACCAGATGGCATTTGGTAACGGCGGTACTAACGTTGATCCAACAGGTATTATTACATACTTGTCACCAAACTCAACAGGAACTAATGCTAGTTTGTACAATCAAACATATGCTAAAGTTATTGATAATAATAATGTTAATAACGTTGATCCTACTAGAAACAAATTAGAAACTAGGCACGTAAGCGGAACAAACTACACAGATATTGTAGCAACTTGTTTACTTGACTATGGTGAGCCAAATGGGCAAGATGCTCTTGATAATGCAACAGCTAACGACAGCTTATATGTATTTGATGAACTAGGACTTGTAAGTTATGCAACTAGCGGAACAGGCCGATTGCTAACACACGTAATTTTCCACCCTGTACAAAAATCACTAAACAGATTAATTCAAATTGATTATACTGTTAGAGTACAGAGTTTAACAGGTTTTAACGAGGTTTAATAAATGGCATATACTGTACAATACACTGACTTATCCCAAAAGGGTACTATTATTGTTGAAGATAATACTATCAACCAACAAACTTCTTTAGACTTACCAGGAAGAAACACAACTGCGTATGGTACAGCTATTGCTGAAAACTTTTTACATTTATTAGAAAATTTTGCATTCAACACAGCACCAACAAATCCAGTTGAAGGTCAATTATGGTATGATACAACACCAGGTGTTGATCAATTAAAAATTTATGACGGTACTAACTGGGTTAGTGCAAGTGGTCTTAAAAAAGCAACAACACAACCAGAAGCAAATCAATCAGTAGTTGGAGACTTATGGGTTGATACTGATAACCAACAATTATATTTGTTTACAGGTTCAGGTTGGATCTTAGTTGGACCAAGTTTTAGTGATGGATTAGCAACAGGGGTTAAACCTACAACTATTATCGGTACTGACAATGTTACATATACAGTATTAGTAGTAGAAGTAAAAGCAAAAACATTAGCAATTATTTCGACAAGTGCATTTACACCTAAAACAACATTACAAGGGTTTACTTCAATTAGACCAGGATACAATTTAAGTACATTTGATATCACTGGTTCAGGTACTGCAAAATATTTAGGTACAGCAGAAAAAGCAGAAGCATTAGTTATTGGACAAGAAAATGTTCCAGCTTCAAACTTTTTAAGAGCTGACAAAGAAACTAACAGTATAGTTCCATTAAAAATTAAAAACAATTCAGGTATCACAGTAGGTGCAGATAGTGCATTGAATATTGGTATTGAAGGACAAGCAGGTATTATTGGTCACCAAACAAGTGGATCAAACATTGATATTAGAGTTAACAACGAAGGTACAACTACTACAGTTTTACGTGTTGATTCAACAAGCAAAATTGGTATTAATAATTTAGCACCAGTTGAGTCATTAGACGTAGTTGGAAATATACAAACAGACAGTAGTGTATTAGTTAACGGAACAACTGATTCAGCAACTATTGGTACAGGTAGTTTAATTGTTAGAGGTGGAGTAGGTATTGCTAAAAGATTACAAGTTGGCAGTGATACAAACATTGCAGGACTTTTAACTACAGGTAATATTGTTCCAAACATTACAACAACAAGAAATATTGGTACTGCTAACGAACAGTTCTTAAATGTATTTTCGCAAAACTTTATAGGTAACTTAACAGGTAACGTTACAGGATCAGTTAGTGGAAGATCAGGATCAACTGATAAACTAGCAAGTGCAACTACATTTAGAATGGTTGGAGATGTTAGTGCTCCTGAATACACATTCGATGGTCAAGACGAAAGCGTTAAAACTTTTACAACAACTATTGATAATACATTTATTGCAAATAAAACAGAACAGTCTTTAAGTGAACCAACTGATGAATATATGTTTAACAGAGTCACAGGAGACACTGGCGTATTTAAAATTTCAAGAACTAATTTGTTTAAATCAGTTCCACAATTACCAATTGGAATGATTACTGCATTTGCGGCTGGTGTAATACCAGCAGATTGGTTAATATGTGACGGTAGAGAAGTTACTATTGCTGAATATCAAAATTTGTTTAATGTTATTGAATATAACTTTAAAGCACAAGCACTTGTAACAGCAGGTAAATTTGCCCTACCAGACTTGCGTGGTAGATTTATGCTAGGCTTAGATAACATGGGCGGTGAAAGTGCTAACCGTGTAACAAGTTCTGCGGCAGATACAATTGGTAACGTTGAAGGTTCTCAAACACAGAGTATTGGACTTACTAATTTACCAGAACACGAACATGATTTACGTGGCCCAAGTGGAGACCAGTATTACACTACTAGAGATATTAGCGGAGTACCAAACGATGCACAAGGCATCCAATATGATGCTCCAACTGGTGCCCAAGCAGGACAAGCATATCCATCATCAGGAGGTGTACTAACAAATAGCACAATTGGACAACCAATTGATATTATGAACCCATACATGGCAATTAACATGATCATATATGCCGGCGCTAATACAGGAGCAGTATAATGAGTTATAAATTAAATAGAACAGATGGCTCGTTGCTAGTTGATTTAGTTGATGGCAGTTTAGATACTACAACCACTGATATTTCTTTAATAGGTAAAAACTATTCAGGATTTGGTGAAAGTATCAACGAAAACTTTATTAAGATTTTAGAAAATTTTGCAAATACAACAGCACCAAGTTTACCATTAAAAGGCCAACTATGGTTTGATAGTGCAGAAGCAAGACTTAAAGTATATGACGGAACAAACTTTAGAACTAGTGGTGGCCCAATTGTACAAAATTCACAACCAGGTGTTGGCGTAGTTGCAGGCGATCTTTGGATTAACAATGCAACAAAACAATTACACTTTTATGACGGTACAGATTTTAATTTAGCAGGTCCAATATATACTAGCGACCAAGGTAAGTCTGGATTTGAAACTGTAACAATATTAGATAATCAAAATAATAGTAAAACTGTTGTAAGATTTTCAATAGCAGGAACGTTAATTGGAATATTTTCAAACAACGAATTTACACCAGCGGCATCATATGCTATTGCAGGATTAACTACTATTAAGAAAGGCTTTAATATTGTTTCAACAGTTACTGATTTTGTATTTAGAGGATCATCAGATAGTGCGGCGGCAATTATTGACAATCTTGGCGTAGCAAAAAGTGCATCACAGTTTTTATCATCAGATGCAAACTCTGTTACATCTGGAACACTAACAGTTGCTAACAGCGGCGGAATCACAATTGGTACTGCACAAAATAATATTCAAAAGGTAGTTGGAACTAGTGTTGTTAACGAAAATCAATTATCAAACCATGATTACAAAATTAGAGTTAGAAAATCAACAGGCTTTGTAGATGCAGTAACAATTGACACATCAGAATCTTTTGTAGGTATCTTTAAATCCAATCCGGCACATACATTACATGTTGGCGGAGATATGAGAGTTGATGGTAACTTATTTTTAACATCACCAGCTGTTAATATCGAAACACAAAATTTAAGAGTTCAAGATAAAAATATTGAATTAGGTATTACCAGTGATAGTACAGCATTAGACAATGCAAACGTAGACCAAGGTGGAATTATTCTTAAATCCAGCGACCTTGATAAAGAATGGCTTTGGAGAAATGCTACAGGTGCTTGGACATCAAGTGAAAACATTGATGTTGTTGCAACTAAGTGGTACAAAGCTGAAGGTGTTAACGTATTAAACAAAACAGAATTAGGGTCAACAGTAACACAAGCACTTGGACTTACAGACATTGGTACATTGAATCAGCTTAATGTTGATCAAACTAATATTGAAGGTGCAAAAATTACAACTAGTACTCCATTACAATTAGAAAGTAATGGGGCTATAGAAATTACTAATAACCAAAGAATTACAGGACTAGCGGAACCAACAACTAATACAGACGCCGCTACTAAGTTTTATGTTGATGATCAAATTAACTTAGAACCGGTTGTAATGAGTTTGGATATTACTGGGTTATCTAATGCAGATATTGGAACAATCATCGAAGACATTTATCCAGCAAGTAATAAGAAAACCGGAACATATGCATACATATCTACATCAACTATTGCAGGAGCAACAGTTACAGGTATTGATGTAGATGCGGCTAAAAACATCTCATACGTTGCAGTAGATGCTAACGGTGTGTTAAATCAAAGTGTAGTACAAGACGTTGCGTTTGCATCAGCTTCAGGCGGTGTTAATGTTACTATTACACGTGGTTTAAAACGCTTTAGAGTTGCTTCAGGCGCATGGGTATTTGATAACGATCTTGGTTCGAGCGGCGGCTTGTGGTAAGAGATAAATAGTAACATAGAGGAAAAGAAATGGCATATACTATTGATAGATATAATGGAACTACTTTAACAGTTGTTGAAGATGGAACCGTAGATCAAACTAGTGATATTAAACTAGTTGGAAAAAATTACGCCGGTTACGGTGAGATTCAAAACGAAAACTTTTTACACTTATTAGAAAACTTTAGTGGTGCTAACCAACCTCCAAAGGCCATTTCAGGACAGGTTTGGTATGACTCAGGTGCTAATAAACTAAAATTTTATGATGGATCTAAGTTTAGAACTACAGGCGGTGCTGAAGTAGCCGCAACTGCACCAGCTGGTTTAGCTACTGGCGACTTATGGTGGGATTCAACAAACGAACAATTATATGCATATAGCGGTACAGGGTATGTACTAGTAGGACCACAAGGTGCAGGTACAACTGTTACACAGATGGTTTCAGCAAACGTTAGAGATACAACTAACGTAAACAGATTAGTTATTAAGGCTGTTGTTAACGATGAAACAATTTATATTATTTCAGGTGCAACATTTACTATTGACAGTACAGATCCACTTAATGCTATTACAGGATTTGATGTTGTTAAAAAGGGTTTAACACTAAGAAATACAACAAACGCAACAGGCGGTGTTACAAGTACACAGGATTATTACTGGGGTACAGCAAGTAACTCATTAAAACTAGGTGGCTATAGTGCTACTGACTTTGCATTAGCAGGTTCAGGATCATTTACATCACTTGTTAGTTTTGCAGATGCAGGTATTTCAATTGGTAACTCAAGTGATTTAAAAATCTTTATTGAAAATGACAACGAAGGCGTTATTAAAAATGACGTTGGAACAAAAATTAAACTTAAAGTTGATAACACAGGTGGAGTTGAACAGCATGTAGCGACTGTACAAGATACAGGTATTATGCCAGGGTCTACTAACACATACTCAATTGGAGCAACAGGTGCTGTGTTTAGCGAAATGCATGCCACTAATTTTTATGGGTTAGCAGAAAATGCACAAAAAATGCAGGTTGGTGCAAACTACCGTAGTGCAGATACAGCGGCAACTAACAATACAGTAGCAGTTAGAGATGCAAGTGGTAATTTAGTAGCAAATAAATTTACAGGTACAGCAACATCAGCAGAATATGCTGACTTGGCTGAGATTTACAAAACAGCAGAAGAACTACCAACAGGGACTATTGTTACTGTTCCAAAATTTGACGAAGAAACAGATGCAGAAGTAAGAGCTATTGAGCCAACTGAAATTCCAGTAGGTGTAATTAGTGCTAAACCAGCATTCTTAATGAACAGCGAAGCAGAAGGCCAAGCAGTTGCACTTAAAGGGCGTGTTCCAGTAAGAGTAAAAGGCATCATTAATAAAGGTGAAGCAATTTATGCAGACATGGACGGCGTTGGACATACTATTAGAGCCGAAGGGCATCAATTAGTAGGTATTGCGTTAGAGACATGGGAACCAGAAGCAGATGAAGAAGGCTTAGTAGAAGCTATTTTAAAGGTATAAGATTATGGCAGTCGGCGATATTATTACAGCGGCAAGGTACAATAACTTACAATCAAGAGTTGCAACAGTAATGGGCGTAGGGTCAGGAGATGACGGATACGGACAAAACTTAAACAGTTCTCAAGTAGCAGTAGGAGCCAATGTTCAAGCAATTGATATTAATCAACTTTACCAAGATATGGCGGCTGGGCGTATTCATCAAACAGGTACTACTC